CGCAGCGAGCCCGCCAGGCTCGCTAGCAGATTGTTCCTGCCGCCTTTTGTCTCTTGGTGCTCGTCTTCGAGGATCGGCGCGGGTGCCTTGCGACGCCCGGTCAGGTATTCGTGTAGCCATGCCGTGACGGGTGGGGCTGCGGTCGCGTCGGTGCCTTGTATCCACTTGTAGGTCGTGCCGTTCTTGTGGCGGCTGGGTGGTGCCACGATGTACGAGACACCACCACGGATGTCGATGCCCGAGTCTTCTCCCATGCCCACGCTGGGCGCGTACGATCCGCTGGGGTCGTCGAAGTGGACGTGCCAGCCGTTGCCTGTCTTCGCGATTGGGGCTGCCATCATCGCCGTGTGCGTATCTAGGTCGCAGATGTCTTTGAGATGATCCTTCGCTGCCAGCGAGTCGAGGTCAACGATGACGCGACGCGACGCGCCAGCCACCAGACCAATGTTCGCGTCAGGCGTGTCTTCCCATTGGGCGGCGACGAGCTCGGCGTCGAGCATTGGATTCGACGCGCCATGCTCGCCCAGCGGGTGCTTGCCTTCAGACTCGCAGTCGACTCTGCCGCAGCTGCATTTGCCTTCGTCTTTGATCCAATGCAGGGGAATGACGCCATAGCCGAGGCTGGCGTACTTCGCGGCTGCCGTGCGGAGACTAGGTTGCATCGGTGGTGGTCTCGGTTGCGAATAGGTTCTGTTGCGCTAGGCGATCGCGAATGATCTGGAGGTATTCGGGTTCGCGTTCGATGAGGATGCAGCGCACGTTCTCAGCTCGAGCCGCCAGTCCGGTACTACCCGACCCGCCGAACGGGTCGAGGATGATCCCGCCAGGTGGTGTGACCAGGCGGATCAGCCAACGCATTAGGTCGGTTGGCTTGACCGTTGGGTGGGTGTTGTCGGCGAGTCCGCCTACGTTGCGATCTTGGCGTGATGCTTTTGCGGTGTAGAAGAATCGGGACGCGCCGCCGGTGTCGCCACCAATACCGTCGCCGTATCCTTTACCGAGTCCATCTCCGAATGTGTTTCGATTGTTTCTGTTGTCGGTGTTCTTGTTTCCAGAACCACTAGTGTGTTCCCCACTCTGCTCGTCCAGCATGGCGGCGGCGGTTGCGTCTAGGGCTATATTCGCGGGCCAACGACCCCCATGCGGACGATTGGCCGAAATGTCAACAATGTGGCTACTCTCGGGATTGACATATTTTCCCGCGCCACTGTTGGTGCTTACCGGCTTGTCCCAAGCCTTCTCGAATCCATCGGTGCTGGCAATCCTACAAGCGTCAATGTTTAGCGCGCCCGTGCCATGCTCCAGCACGTTCGCCGCTACCGTCCCAATCAAGGGACGACGCGCCACGACGATAGGCTCGAAGGCTGGCTTCAGGGCGGTTCCCCAGCCTGCTGCTGCTGCTGCTGCTGGTGTGACTGGTTCACCAGCATCGATGACGTTGACACGCGGACCACTTAGGCTTCCGCTAGTGCCGGCATATTCCACGACTCGCTCGCGTTCTGCCCCAGCTGCCTTATCAATCGCCTTGCTAACGTCGAGCGACTTCGGGAAGCCCGAGCCGTACATCCACGCGATGCAGTCGCGGATCTCAAAGCCTGCGTCCTCCACGCCCGACGCCATCCGGTGATACGTGCGCGTGCCGGCGAAGGCTAGGAGATGACCACCCGGCTTCAGGATGCGGAACGCTTCAACCGCCCACGCCTCGGTCCACGTTTGGAAGCCGAGCGGCGTACCGAAGCCGTCCCAACCCTTCCCCATGAACTCTAGCCCGTAGGGTGGGTCTGTCACGATCGCGTCGACCGACGATCCCGGCATCCGCTGCATGACCTCAACGCAGTCGCCGGCGTACAGGATCACGTCAGCATCGTCAAGGAATGGCGTAAGGATGTCAGGCTTCATCGCTAGCCAGCGCTTCCTGTGCGATCTTGACCAGCTGCTCAAACTTCTGGTGCCGGTAGGCGCGTGGCGTGTGTTTGTAGCGTGCGATCTGTTCGAGCGCTGCCCGATAGATGGCGTGTTCGTCGGAGATGTCGCGCGTCACAGCGTCACCGAGGGCGCGTCGTCGGACAGTTCGGCGTCAAGCCAGACGAGCAGCATCGCTTGGTACACGATTAGGTCGTGGAGTTCCTCTGCGGCTTCGACGATGAAGCGGTGCGGGTCGTTCCACTTCAGCCAATCCCGCTCATGCTCGACCTCGCCGGCGCGATACTTTGCCTCGATCTGCTCGTTGAAGTCTCGCCGGCGCGTTACTGCCTCGATCATCTCGCCGATGCCGTCGACGACTTCGGGGATCTTCGCAGCGAGCAGAGGCCAAACGTCGGGCTGGTGGATTAGGTCGCTGCGTTTCATGCTGCGGCTGCTTTCTCGATCGGGATGTAGGTGGTGACGGGGACGAGATGATACACATCGCCGTCGGCGGTCTTGCCGGTGTCACACTCATCGGCCAGGGCGGTCATGATCTTGGCGATCAGCGTATGCACGACTGCGAGGTCAAAATCGACATTGTGCATGTTGAAGGCGTCGTATGCTGATTCGTGGATGATGTTGGCGAGCTCGTAGCCGTCGCGGATTCGCGGCAGGTATGCCGGGGTGATGGTTATCGTGGTTCTCATGGGCGCGGCTTGTCGAGAGCGAGGAACAGGATGACGAGCAGGGCAAGGGTGATGATGCTACTGATTGTCATCGTCGATCTCGATGTGGTACTTCAGACTGTCGAGCGCCTTCTTCGCGATAGATCCTGCCGGATGCGTCGGGAAGTATGCCTCTATGGATCGTGCGGCGTGGTGTAGTTTGTCGTGGTTGCGGGATTGGGCGCGTGTTGCCTTCTGTTCTTTTAGGCGTCCGAGTTTGTAGGCGGCGCGCTCGTCTGGGGTTGCGTTGGTTGGGTAGTTGTCGAGGCTCATCGTCGCCGCCAGCGGTGCAGTAGTTCGCCGCCAATGACGACGACGAACGTCAGCACGATCGTCGTGATGATGACGAAGTTGAGTATCCGGTCAGCCGTCATCGGAGCGCGTCGTCCGGGTCGCCGGTGGTCCAGCCAATCGTGAACGAGCAGACCCACGCGGTGTGTCCGTTCGTCGGGTAGGTGCGCTCTGCCCAGCGCCAGAGGCGCTCGGCAGCCCAGAGTTGCTGGGCGATCGAGGCGTCTGACATGAGATTGATGTTGCGTGCGCTGTGCGGACGAAAGTCGGTCCAGTTCTGGCGCGTGAAGCCGAGGCCTCCGGGAAACGAGTAGTTGTAATTCTGCTTCCACGCGATGCTTCGGATGCGGTCCTTGTCCGTCTTGACATCGTGCCAGCTGATCCCGCGCTTCGGCTGCTCACACATTCCAATGCGCAGCCACGTCCGCCAATGCGGCGGGTAAGCCTCCGCCTGCGTCGTGGTGACCGTCGAAGGCGCAGGGCGGCTCGCGCCTTGCGCTAGGCTCGCCGAATACAGGCCGATCAGGATGCACGCGAGCGCCACGATGACGCCGACGATGAAGCCGCGATCCCAGATGCGAGCCTCGCGCGCTTTGCGCCGATCCGCCTCGCGCTGGACGCCGATCTCGATGCCGACCGAGGTGGCGAGGTCGCGATCACGCTTGCGTCGTTCCCCTTCGATGCGTAGCCGGTGGGCGGAGTATTCGGTGAATGCGAAGGCGATCGCGATGTCTTCGGGTGTGCTTTTGGTTGTCTTGCGGGTAGTCATGTAGATCCTTCCTCTTGTGGTGGTGGTGTTCTTCGGGCTGCGCCCGTAGTTTCCTGCAAGGTGCATTACGCGCCGGAGTCGACGACGTTGCAGAGGGCGCGTGCGATGCAGATCGCGTCCGCCTCGTCCTGATCGTCCAGGTCGGGCAGGATCGTCCGCGCGTACGCCATCGGCGCTTCCTTGCCGCCTTGCTTGATACCGATCAGGCGGCGCCACTCGGTCGGCTGCAACCGGTGAACGAGGATCCACGGATAGGAGCGCAGGGCGAAGGCTTCGAGGTTGCCGATCGTCAGGGCGCCGAGGATCGCCTGCCGCTTGAAACGCACGTAGGCTTCCTCTAGTCCGACGCAGACGACGAGGCTGGAGTCCGTAACGCGGTTGACCTCGGCCATGATGTGTCGCCACGCTGCCTGACGATTGCGGAGATCGTCGCCGGTGTTGGCGACGTGCATCGTGCCGCTTGTGAGCAGCTCGCCGGTCTGGAGGATCATCACGGCATACCCGATGCGGAGTGGACTAGCGTCGAGTCCGATGATGACGGTGTGAACGCCACCCGCTCCCACCAGCGGATCATCTTGGAGGATGTTGGCGGGTGCGGGTGGCGAAACTGTCATACCGGCGCTTCGTCGACTTTGATCGTTCGACGCTTCGCCGGAATCATCGCTTCCAGCTGCTCCCGAATCTCGTCGGGCGCATCCTCGGCATACTGCCAAGCCTTCTGCGGTGTGACGTGAGCGACCAGGGGCGCCACGTTGTCAACGGCTTCCCACGGGATTACCCCGTCAGCCGCAGCCGCTTCGAGCAGTTCGCGGATCTGTGCCGAGGCGATGCCCGACACGGAACCGCGACTGATTGTCTCGGTAGCCTTGCCTTGCGCCGTCGTGATCGATCCGCCTGTTCGGCGTACACGGTCAGCGAGCTCGGAGTTGACGCCTTGCTCAATGTTCCGCGCAAGCGTTCGGAGGCGCTGCGTGACGATCGACCAGATCACCAGATCGTCATCGGTGGCGAGCGTCACGTCGAGCAGCTCCCCATCCGACGTAATGATGTGCCGATTCTCGGCGACGTTTTGGAGCGCGCCGACGGTTAGACCGCCGACGCGCACCGCGACCTCGTTACTCATGCCGCGACCAGTCCAGCATGAATCTGCCGGTGATGATCGGAACACAGCCAGATGACCTTGAGCGGTTCATCGTAGTTCTCGTGATGAGCCTCCGCATTCGCGTCACCGCATTCGCGGCATGGCTGACGGAGTAGCGTTCCTCTGGCGATTCGGATAGAGATCATGTTCCTCGCCTTCTTTCGTTTGCGGAACGCTAGATCGTTGTTGTATCGATCGCGTTCGTATGTCGCCATCTCTCCAAGCGTTCGACGCTCTTTGATCTGGGCGAGAATCGAATCGCGATTCCGCCAATAATGATCGTACGCATACTTGCGGTTCTTGCACTTGGTGCAATCACCGCATCCGCATGTTGCCGGCCTTCCCATTAGATGAAGCTCGGGGCGAACGGAATATCCGAGTCTCCACCAATTGCCGTATCAACTGCCGCAACGCGCTCGGCGGTTGCAGCCTGCGCGGCTTGCTGCTGCGTTGCCGGGATCGTCATCGGCGTGGTTGGATTGAACGTGATCTGCCATCCCGACTTTCCGTTGGCTTCCCAGCGACCGAGGTAGCAGGGTCCGATTGCGTCGGCGCCCTGCGCGATCGCGTTCAGCACGTTGCGAGCCTGCGAGATGCGGGACGCGGATGCCTGGAACGCGAGCATGGAAGACTCCATCCCCTTCGCCTTGATCGTAAAGATGGTCTGGGGACCGTAGGTTCCCTCGCGCTCTGCCACGGCATTGACCATGTAAAAAGCGGTTTGCGAGTTGTGCAGCGCCGCCTTGTCTTCGAGCGACAGGTACGGCTCGCCGCCCCCTCCGAGGATGTCTTCTGCACTCACGATATTTGCCATCATGATCTCCCTTGAGTAGATGTTGGCTTGCGGCTTGTGCCGCGTGGTGGATAGTACGCCTCGGCGTCCCCGGCTGTCTATACCAGTTTGTCAATTGGACTTGACAAGGGTGTTGAGATGCCTTAGATTATTCATATGAACACCACCACACAGGAGATCGACATGACCACCAAGGCCCTCGCCCCACGAACCGTCATCTACGGTGCCGCAGCGTACGGCGGCAAAATCCACCGCACCCATGCTGGCGGCCACGCCTACTGCCTCAGTAGCAACGGTTACAAGCCGATGCGATCCATTATCGCCAGCATCACCCACGCCAGCGATTCGGATTACGCCGCCCACCGGGCCGCCGAGGTGGCAGCCCTCCGCGCCGCAAAAATCAACCCCAACAACCTCTGCCAGAAGTGTTGCTCTGGCGTCGCTAAGACAATGAAGGAGGCGGCGGCATGAATGCCGCCGATAAGTACGCGGAGATCATCTCCGCAGCCCGTCGCGCCGGCTACGTCGTCACCGTCAGTCTCGATGATGACGGTAGCGGCCTGCTTGACATGGAACACCCAGATCACGATCGTCGTGACATTCTCGACGACGAAAAAGACGGCACGCTGTTTTACATCCAGATCAATTCCGGGCATCGTGATGTTGCCCGTCACTACAACCACCGCACGGACGTCGATCAGCTGACGAGTGTCCGCGCGATCCTTACTGCACTAACGCAGGTGCCGGCATGAAGGCCCCACAATACAAAGCTCAGACCTACTGCAATGTCTATTGCACGAGTAGGGTCCCTCTCCGGTTCGACGTTTACCGCCGGACTGATCGCGGGGAGATTCGCATCGGACGCAACCTCACCGGACCGCAAGCCAGCGCGCTGACCAAGATCGCTAGCCCGAACAGCAAGCAGGTCTAGCCGTGACCGACGCCCTTCCCATCTACTCGCGTCGGCAGCTCGACGATCATCGCTACAGCTACACGAACGACGACGGCAACATCGAGATCGCCGCATCGAAGATCCTGTATACCCACGTTGCGTGGTTCAGGATTGCTGACGGGCGACTGCTATGCCGGTACTGCAAGACCGAGCAGACGGCAACGAAAGCCACGAAGCCGATCCGGCATTGCGAACGTGTTGGCTACACGGTGATTCGAGAGAGCTGACCAGTATGTCAATCGCACTTGACAACGGTGCGAATAGTTGGTACTTTATTCATATGGCAACCACCACAAGCACAAGGGAGATCGAAATGACCACCACCGCCTTTACCAAGACCGAAGCTCTGCGGCGCATCCGTGCCGCCAAGAAAGTAGGCGCCAACGCAAACGGCTACGATCCGCGCGCGTTGACCGCCATGGTCGGCATTCGGGTTCTACAGGACGAAAGCATCTTGCCGACATGGACAGACGACCGAGCTTTTGACTACATCGTCAACAAGCCCGGTGATGACCTTGACTATGACAATAGTGTGGAGTACGCCGCGACCGACAAATATGGTTGCGCTCGACACGGCAGCATCATTCATCTCTACCTCTACCAGCGCGAAGCACCAAACAGCTGGTGCGGCCAAGATCTTGTTGATGTCATAACGATCTGGCTGGGAACGCCCACCGAAGCTCCCCGCGTATCCGTCCCCGGGTGCCGCGGCACGATCGAGGTGCCGGCATGACCGCCGCGCACTACCTCCAATGCGCCCGTTGGGACATGTCGGCAATGATCGATCAGATGCACGAGTATTCCGAATGCGGCGAAGACTCGGCCTGCGAGTTGCTTCACGACATTCAACGCAACATCTCGAATGCGCTCGAGGAAATGGGCGAGCCGCTCTGCCGGACGCCTTACCCGTCGCGCGTGGAGTATCGTCCCGAAGGCTACATCGAGCCGCTGCATCCTGAAGACTGGTATCCGGGGATGGCATCGTGAGCGCAACTCTCGTCTATGTGTCCTCGACGCGCGATCCCGTCGTGCAGCTTTGGGCGACAGATGCCGGCCGCTATGTCGTCGTGGTTCGTGAAACTAGACATGAGTTCGACTACATGCCAGAGGCCCGAGCCTATGCCGTCTACGAATCGCGGAAGCGGAAGGTGGCAGCATGAAAGCGTTTCACGACGGAGGCAATGATCTCGCGCTGCCGATCGAGGATCAATGGCTACCGTTGGCACCAGCACAAGACGCACGAATAGCCGAGGTCAAACAGGATCGGCTGACGACCGAGCTAGCGGCGGCTTTTGACTACGCCTTCGACGGCACGACGACGTTCACGCCGGCAGCGATGCCAGATCTTGCGCCTTATCGCATTGGTCTAATTGTGGGCGCCAGCGGTACGGGTAAATCGAGCATGTTGGCGACTATCTCTGAACAGTCGCCGACCGTCTGGCGTTCTGGCGAATCTATCGCCGCGCACTTCCATAGTGCCGACGATGCGATGCAACGGCTCCTAGCCGTCGGTCTATCATCCGTGCCGTCGTGGTGCCGACCGTTCTCCGCATTGTCAGCCGGCGAACAGTTCCGCGCCAATCTTGCTCGCAAGCTTGTCGATGGCGCTATCGTCGACGAGTTCACCAGCGCGGTCGATCGGCACGTTGCCGAAGCGGCGGCGCGTGGTGTTCGCCGCTACGTTGATGAGCATGATATACAGCAGATCGTCTTTGCCTCATGCCACAGAGATATCATCCCGTGGCTGCGACCAGATTGGATCATCGACACCGACGCGCAGGCATACGCAATCAAACCGCGGGAGTGTCTTCAACCAGAATCCGTGGTGGTCGAGGTTCGTCGTGTCCATGTCGCCATGTGGCACCTATTCGCTCCGCACCACTACCTCACGCCCAACGTTTCCACAGCTGCTAGATGCTTCTGCGCCTTCGTCGACGGACAACCCGCGGCATTCTGCGCCGCGATCACATTCCCCAACGGAAACTTTGCTAACGCTTGGCGATCATCCCGGCTGGTGACGTTGCCCGACTTTCAAGGCCTCGGGGTGGGGACTCGTCTGGTCGATTGGGTTGCAGAGTTTCATACCCGATCCGGCAGCCGTTTCTACGCCAAGACAACGCACCCTCGGCTCGGTGGCTATCGGGACGCTAGTCCCGACTGGACGGCAACCTCCAAAAATAGAATCGCTCGACGCGATTCTTCTGGCAAGTCTCGCTGGACGATTAGTTCGAGATTCTCCTACAGTCACAAATACACAAAGGAACAAGCATGAGAACCATCATCGAGGCTAACCTCTACAAAGCAGCTGACGCGCTGCTCGACGCCGAATATCTGGTGCAGGAGAAACGCCGGCAGCGGGACGATCTGATCCGTAAGGCGGCACCGGGCATGACGCTCCAGGCGATCGGGGACACGGTTGGACTAACGCGCGCTGCGATCGGGTTGATCGTGAAGGTGGGCGCGCCGCAGTCCACCACCACGGGGACAAGCGACGCGCCCGCCGAGTGACGATAGCAGTCGGGCGGCGGGTAATCTGTAGGCAGGCGCCCTCCCCTCCCTCGGGCGACTCGCACCCGGCAGGATTCGCGTCCTGCCGGGTGTTCGCATCTTGTGTATGATCGTCGGACACCACCACTAGGGGAGAACGTAATGAGTAACCGTAGGCGCAAGCGAACCGGACAACGCAAGATCGCCGACAACCTGAAGGTGCGCTTGGACCGTGGCGCCGCGAAGCTGGCCGCTAAGGTCGAGCGACGCGCTGCGAAGGCGGCGGCGTAGTGCCTCGCGTCGTGTCGCCAGCCCGTCAGATCATGATCGATCGCGGGATCGACCCTGACGAGATGGCTAGCCTAGTCGGGTGTGGTCGAGATAAACTATCCCGCTACATGACGGGCGAGCGACACATCACGGCTGGCGCTCGGCATCGCGTGATCGCACGCTTCGGACCGTCGATCCAGATCCTTATCAACGCGATCGACCAGGCTCGCGTTGACATGGAGGATCGTAACCCGTGGGATCGCGAGCTGGGACGCCGCCGGCGACGAATGGACGACGTGCGCGCCGAGGCTAAAGACCCGCCGCTGGTCAGCACGCACGTATTCGACGATGGTACAGACACCCGTACGTACACGATTGTCGAGTGGCGCGAACGCTTCGGCGCTCCCGGCTCGCACGCGGATGTTCACGGGCGACAGTTCGGCGCGTACGCGACCGAGGATTAGTGCTTGGATAGTGTCTCTCTGGGGGCTACTATCCAAGTCCTAAGTCGCGTAACCTTGCGACGTGGATCGGTAAGGCGCCCTTACTTCGCATCTATGCGCGGCTAGAGCGTATCTGGTTGATACGCTTCCGCACCGGCATGTAGATAGGTGCCGTAGTTATCTGCGCGCCATCGCTGCAAGTTGTACGCAGTTCACGCTGGACGTGTAGAGCGCGCCTAGTCTAGCCACAGCACGTATTCGGCAGTCACGCGCCCAGCGCGCGGGTCAACGAAGTGCAGGCGCTGCGATGGCTTGCCCTTCGCGCTGACAAACTCGCGTGCGTATTCGCTGCCTGATTCGGTGCTGCCCGTCATGAATACGCGCCCACCGTTCGGGATCTGGAATTGGCTGACGTGGTGATAGTGGCCAAGATAACAATCCTGCCAGGCTTCCAGCACGCCCGAGCTCCACGCGGTCGCCTTGCGGATGATTCCGAATGCCGGCGTGTTCCCTCCGAAGCTCTTTACCTGATCGCCGTGGACCAAGAGGAATCGGTACTCGCCGATCTCGCCGATGGCGTACCAGTTGTCGGGCGCTTGCCACGCTAGGCGCGGATCGACCAGGCGCTCGCGGACGATTCTGCCGAGGACGCGATCCCAGTTGTCTGGTGTCTCGCCCTTCTGCCCGATCCTGCCGTGGTTGCCGCGTACTTCGTGGACGACGACGCGCTCGAAGTTCTCCAGCAAGGTGAGCAGCACGGACTCGATCAGGGTCGCAGCTGCGAAGACTTGCATCGTGGCGGACGAGTCGACCTCGAATGGTTGCATCTTGAAGATCGTTACGTTCTCGATCAGGTCGCCACCGAGCATGACGTGGATCTCGTCGACGGGGTGCGCTGCCCGTTGGATCTCGGTGAGCCGTAGCACTTTGTCTACGGTCGTCATCACGCGCTGCCGGCAGACCTCGGTGTCGTACGATTCGGTCTGCTTGCCAAGCTGCCAATCTGTCAGGTGAAGCAGGGCGACCTCTCCGCCTGGACGCTTGTCACGCTTCGGCGCTTTGACTGCCTTGCCACGACCGGCGATGCTGGCGGACTCTAACGCGGCACGCTCGACGGCTGCGACGAGATCCGCACTCTTACCTTTTGCGCGTGCGAGCTGGCGCTGCAAATGCGCGCATGTTTGCGCTAGTTCGTCACACCTGACTTCGAGCGCGACCTCTTTGCCTAGCCCCGACACGGGCACGATCCGTTCCGATGATTCGCGATCTGCTTCCCGTTCAAGCCGACCGGGTAGCCGCGCTTGGATAGCACCCGCGCGATGGCGACGTGCGTCATCGCCGAATCGTCGAGTGCTACCTGTAGTTCTCTTGCGTCCTCGATTGCGAGCTCGTCGAGGATCTCGACGATGATGCAGGTTCGGTGCCGCTGTTTTGATGCGCCGCGAATCTCGTCTAGCAAACTCATCCGTTACCCTCCCGGTTGTGTCGTCCGTTATTGTACGCGAATGGCTGCGCGGATGACGGTTAGGCTGCGCGTGCGGATCGCGACGCAGCCACCATTCGACTGACTCCCTGAGACGTCATACGACGTGTTGCCTTCGACGGTGACGACCGAATTCTTGCCGGGTCGCCACGTCTTACCGCCAGCCTTGACGACTTGACCCGGCTTGCCGAGGGCGATGCCGATATGGTCGACCTCGGAGCCGTTCGATCCGCCGAAGTCGAACAGGAGCGCGGTACCCTTGACGATCGTCGTCTTGGATTGGGAAGCCAAGCCGTACGCGCCACGCTCGGCGACCGCGCGGATCTCTGGCGTGTAGAGGGCATTGAATCGCCCTTCACGCAGCCCGTACTTGGCGGCTGCCGAGCCTTCGGCGAGGTAGGCGGTGAACGCTGCGAGCGCGCACCACGCATATCCCATCTGGTAATAGTAGGCGGCGAGCTTCATGTCCTTGCATAGCAGGGAGAGCGGCGGCACGATGTTCGACCCGGCAGGCTTCTCCGACCAGCGCGCCACGTACCAGCCAACCATCCGGTCAGCGGCACGCTCGCCGAGAGTCAGCGACGGCAGCGGCTTACGCTTGCGCGCGGCGACTCGGGCGCGCATCGCTACCGTCGGCGGCGTCTTGCCACTCATGTACGCCTGTAACGTGGCGTCGTACGTTCCTGCGGTGTCTGCATAGCCCAGTAGGTACTTAGCCCTCTTCGCTGCGTTCGCCGTCACAGGCCCGTAGATGCCGTCTACGGCGGTCTTGGCTAGCACGCCATACTTGACGAGGTGCTGCTGCGCTAGGGCGACGCCGGTGCCTTCGGTCAGCGGCGAGGTCAGACGGAGGATCTTCACGACCGGGCAGGATCGGTAACGAAGTACCCGGCAGCCGCGACGAGGATCGTGATGATCGCGCCCTGGACGACGGTCGGGATCTCGACGCCTGCGAGACTGGCGCCCCAGACGATGATCGTGACGAGCGCGGCAGCAAGAGCGGCGGCGGTGACTTTCGGCGAGATATGCAACGTGTTCCCCTTAGAGCAGATTGGTGACTACGGCACTAATCATACCGGTCAGCGCCGCGATCCCCGCAATGTACGCCAGCGTGACGGTTCGCGTCATCGTGCGCTGATCCTCACGCGCATCGACCTCGGCGCTATGCAACTCGAGCGCGCGCAGCCTGCCGTTCAAGTCTGCCCGATACTGGACGACCTCGATGCGGAGAGCTTCCATCGCCCGATACAATCGCTCAACCTCGGCATCAGACATGAGCATAGTGTAACCGCCCTAGTGGCAAGGTTCACACGCTGGCAGCTGGCGATGTAGCGACGGCAGCCGCTTGGAATGTGTTGGTCAACAACGATATTTTCTTTCGCGTGCCACCAGCCGTACGACTCGCAAAAACTACTGGGTCAAGTATTTCTACTGGTCAGGTTTGGACGTGGGATCTTGAAACATTCGATACCGATTCGATGCACAGTACGTCTGTCAATACAAGTCGAATTACAATCAACACCGCCGGTGTCTACTATGTGACATTTGGATACATCGTTTCATTTTCGGGAACAATCACAAAAGAAGAAACAGTTATCAAAAAAAACGGTTCCGATATTCAATATCAACAAAAATATGGAAGCGCAACAGGCACAATTTCAAGTATTGCAACCGCCCTTGTTTCCCTGAGTGTTGCCGATTATCTTGAAGTCACCGTCACGATGACAGGGGGGACAAGTCCGGTAACACATGTCAATGCGGACTCCACGTCATTCTCCGCATTCTTCGTCGGAGCAACATCCTAACCTAGCGTCACCCGCCGGGTTGCTTGCGACTCGACACGAATCCCCAACCCCCGAGCGTGACGGGTGGGTTACGGGCTGACTTCGCAACTGAAGGACACGAAAAATTCGTCTCCGCTTGCTACGGCAATGTTCGGGTCTCTTCCGATGTCGTCGCCGGGAGCTTGATCGGTTCTTCGCAGTGTTACGGTTGTTGAGGTCGAATAGTAGGGTGCGGCGGGGTATCTTTGTACCGACGCATCATTGTATTGTCCAATTCCATTCAGGAAGAATTGGTTGCCGGGCATTGTTATGCCGCTTGGAAGGCTGACGGTAATGGTGTTGTTTGCTGTTCCCGTGCCGGTGATTGAGAAGTAGATGTTGACGAATAGCAGGGTGCCTACGCGTAGGTATTTGGCTGTGTTGATTGTTTTTGAGATGTTGGTGGATGCGCCTTGCGCTAGCGTTGGCGTGTAACTTACCCACGCGGCAGCCAACGGACTGAACGCGATGTCATTCCCTACCAACACATTCCAAGCGGCTGCCGTCGCTACATCGCCAGCTGCCACAGTTCCCGGAGTTACATACGCCATGAGTCTATTCTACCTGCCTCTAGAGTCCGAATGTCGACGTGCCAATAATACTGAACGGGTACTGCGCCGCGACTGCCGTGCCACTCGTCACGGTACCACCAGCCCAGACCATCGCAGCCGTGTCCGTCGAGGCCAGCGAGAACGTGACCTTATGCGACATCGGACGCACGTCGTTGCGGATGCCGATGATCTGCACGTTCTTCGAGATCCGATCGCCGATCCTGTTCGGCTGGTACTCCAGCAGGATGATGTCGGCGATCTCCAGCGCCAGCACCTTCGACTGGTCAGCCGTGCCGAGTCCGGCGAGCTCGACGCCCATCGTGTCGAAGCGCAAGTCTGGCTCGTCATACTTGCCGACGAGATACGTGGCGAGCGCGGCGGCGTTCGCGTCCGTGTCGATCAGCAGCCCGTTGTAGTCGAGCGAAGTGATGCCGTACTGATTCTGCGACGCGGTTCCCGCAGCCGTCTGGATCGTCCCACCGAGGCGCGCTATGTTCACGCGGTTGTACAAAAGCTCGGTACCGTACGACACGGTGATGTCGGTATACGGGATCGTCGTCCCTCCAGCATCCGAGAACGTGACGGTGCCGATCGTCGCGCCAGAGTTCCGATTCTTG